AAGAAGGTGAAAGGAAGCGCCGCTTCGGACACCTTCTACGGAGATACTGCAGCACAAAACGTCATTAAAAATGTGGGCCAAAGACAAAGACCAGATGATTCGCTATATTGCGAAACATTACCATGTACAAAAAGAATATCCTGAGGGGGAGGAAGTCATTTTGACCTATGATTTGACTCCGTTGGGAGGTGGCAAGCAAATCATCTTTAAACATACTCATGAGACATATGATGATGCACAGCGGCGTTTTCTACTGGAATTTGCTAAGTGCTATACTATACAAAGGATAGAATCAGTACCTACATTGATTACGAAAGGTACATCTATGATTCAATTTCCAAAGATAGTTGATGGAATGGTGCATGCAGCTAATGTTTTTCCGATGAGGATACCAGAGTGGCCTTCTGACTGGTTCCCATCAGCTGTTGAAAAAGTACCATTATCACCTAAACATGTAGAGCTTATTAAAAGAACTGATAAATATCAACTAACTTGGAGATTTCCTAATTTAATTCCACCGGTAGAGATAGACATGCTATGTCCTAATGATCATTGGGTTAATAATACTCGTAGGTTACAAGTAGGAGTCCCATCCTTGGTCATTTTAGCAATGCGAAAATTATCCATATATAATTTGGCCTTTGGAGGAACGTATGAATATCCGTATGTAGCAGATGCCCAGTATAATCCTGGAATAGGTCTGGAGGCCCGGTTGTTGAAAATGTTTAAAACACATGTAGGAGTTGATGCTTCTTATAATTTTAACGATACTCACTGTGCACTGAAGTATTATTACTCATATTGTGTTGATTTAAAACCGGTTAAGTTTACATTGGACTTTGGAGATTTAAGAAAATGGGTCATTACTAAAAGTAAATCTTCATTGCGAAAATATCCAGAACTAAATGATGTGAGGAAAGGAGGAGTACATGTTACGTTCACATCACATCCCACTAAACGTCAGGCTAAACATATAATATTAGCAGAGGTTATACAGCAATTAAATGATATTTTTGAAGCGACTCGATATGATGTTCCCTTGGAAAAGAACTTAATTAGACATATAATATCATTGGCTGTTAAAGCTCAGCGTTTGTCTTATTTAGATGGGGATGACCACTCACAAGAAGCTGTTAAGAAGATTTTCCATAAGATGAGATTATTCTTTATGAGTGGTGATTCAGGATTGCATGGATTATTACATACTAGGCATCAAGAGCGAACGTATGCACCTGATTGCTTTTTAATTCGTCAGGATGGTACGTTGTCGGCTGAATATGCTCGAAATAATACGGTTCATATAGATATAGGGTCAAAGTGGACAGAAGGAGGGGCGTATTTAAAATTTCTTCAGATGTATGGAGATGAAATGGACCGATATGATGAAGAACCCACAGGATATAATGATTCTCAAACGATTAATAAAACCTATCGATGGGTTGGTAGTGGTACAATGATGGTAGCTAGTGGAGATGTGGAAGCTTTAGATTTAAATGTTAACTCCATGATGCTTATGCTTTATATGATGATGGGGTCCTTATGGATAATGAAAGAAGATACTCATATGTACCGTATGTATCAGTACTTAGTTGAAGCGTGCGCGGAACAGTTGGCCGGAAAATGTGTTCGATGGTTAAAAGATTTTATATTTCTCATTGGAATCATGCCCTCAGGAAGTATAGAGACATCTCATGGAGACTCTTGGATTGTAGGAGTTATGATGTTTCTTACTTTTATATTTTATAGAATGAGAGTATCTGATAAAAAAACCAGGCAAAGAATTTGGGCCGCCTTATGTGCTAGAAAGTTATGTATGTTGATAACAGGTGATGATTTTGCCTATGCGTACTTGCGAGCCTTGCATGATGATATAGGAATAGATAGGTTTTGCGAGTATTGTAGCCAAGTATATCATATGACTTTTAAACATAGAAGCACATATTATTCATTACTGACATATTTGAGAGTATGCAATAGTCAGGTA